AATAGTATATTTATAAACAATAAAATCCGAATGATCACCCACAATAGGCTCATCAGGTTCGAAATAATAAAACACCTCGCTAGTGTCATCATCTAGCACCTCAATAAACTCTTGGTGGTCTTTGTGGTGCGGATCCATACGGCTATCAATCTTGCATAGCCTTTCAATCGGCTCTTTAGAGTCTTTCCAGTAGCCAAATATAGTTAAGTATTGTTCGATCATGATCCTAACCTTTGCATAAAAGTTTTTGAATAAACAATCTCGCCCTTGAACTCACTAGGAACGAGATACCCATCATGCCCTTGTTCTACCATATACTCATCGAGCATAAGGGTGTCATCTGACCAATGACATTCCTCATAAATGCTGTGGATGATGGCAAACTGAAATACATCTTTGCCTTTGTGCAGCTCACCAAACTCAAACTCACCGAATAGAACCTGTTTCATGCTAATTCCTTTCTAAGTTTTTTGTTAATACGACGAATTAAACTACTACCACCATCACCTAAACGCATGGTTTGTGTGTAGATTCTGCGTGTAGGTAGCCTTGATATTTCCCAGTTAACTTGACCGTTATTAACATAAACGGCAAACGCATCACAAGCATGGCGCTGTGTAGCGCACTTTGGCTCATGAATACACCCTTCGCATGGTGTCTCTTCATTAATGATGTCTATATAATTAGTTTGGTTCATACTGTTTCCTCAAAGTCGGTTAATATCAAACACACAGTTTGTAAATGTGATGCTGGGTGATCTACTCGGAAAGCAGATACCGCATCTTGGGCATCTTTACCAGCATACTCCTCATACTCAGGCGTAGAAGAACCATTAAAAAACTCTAGTAAATAATAATTCATGCTTGCTCCTTTACTGAATCAATAAACTTCTGTGCTTGGGCGATCTTGCCCTCAATGCCGTACAACTCTACATATTCCTCATCGGGGTATAGGTCATAGACCAATGCCACCAACATATCAATAATATTAATTGCCTCTTTCATACCGCCTCCACAACATCATAAATTTCCCAGTCAATATCAACTGGTTCGTCACTCAACTCAGCATCCCACATCTTTTCTTTTGCCTCTTCCCAACTATCCGCCTCAACCTCAACTTTAAAATACGCTTTGCGAATAATCCATCCTTGATATTTCATACACACCTCCTTATGGTTGGTCATCGATGACATAGTCACCCAATTCATTTAAATCCTCAGCGATCCAAGCCATTGCAGTAGCAAGGTCATCTAAGGTTTCGTCATTACTATCTGCTGATTCTCTGTAAAAGTCAATACATTCCCACAATAAATTAAACCAAGACTGCGGGTCATTGCGTGTTATTTGTGTGTTCATACAACCTCCTTGTTAAATTACGAATACAGTTTCTTTCTAAAAACTAAGCTTTCATATTAGGACAAACCCTAATATTCAAAAGTAAACTATTTAAGTGTGACCCCCATCTAAAAAAGGCAAAACCTTTTAACTCAAAAGTAAACTATTTAAGTGTGACCCCCCTCCCCCCATTGGCTGAAAACAAACAACAGGCTAAACAAACGAGTGTTAGTAAGTGCTTACTTCGCAGCAAATGCGGGTTTACCCTATGATGCACCGCAACATTTGCCTAAAAAATAGGCAATCGATTTAGAGACGTTTTAAGCGGCTTTATAGCCGCGCAAATATATTTTCTATCTATCCCCTTATAAAATTAAAATCGCCGCTTATACGCGTTTTAAACTGTCCCCATGTCGGCATTGTTGCGGCATAGGAAGGATATAAAACGCGCTATAAACCCTTTTTAAACCCCTCGCCATATAACCCCATCGGGGCAATAAAAAAACCCGCCTAAGCGGGTTTTAAAGGGTTTAAAAAGGATTCTCAATACTGGCGGCAGGAATGGCAAATAATACTGCCGCCCCATCGCTTACGCCGCGAACATATCGGGCATTTAATCGTTGTATCAGTCATAAACGTAATTCCCCATTTTTTGCGCTTCATTTACTAGCCAAGGGAAACACTCACGCGCCGCCGCGTGATCTGTCATCACTTTGATATACCAGTCTTCGCCTATGTCCCCGTCAATCAACATGTAGGCAATATCAAACCATGATTCCTCGCCGTATATCTCGATAAAATCCATCGTTGCCGCAACTGATACGGCGGCGGCGTTATTAAAACCAAAATCGGCTATTTGATCGTAAATACTTTCCACTTCGTAAAGTAGCGCGTTGTCGGCGTGGCGTGGTCTCACTTCCCATTCATTGTCAAAATTTTGAAACCCACTCCAGTTACTTTTTAACGGGGCGAGATATTTTTGTGGCACGTTTTCGGCGGCTTGCTTTTTGATTTTTTTAGAACTGGTTACTTCGGTTTTACTGGCGTTTTTGCTTGCTGTCCACGCGTAAGTATTTGACAGCCATAAGCCACCCCAATAAACGCCACTAGATTTATTAATCGTTACTTGATGCCCCGCGTTGTCCATCAATACAAATTTATTACTAGCCCCGATATGATCGCCAATTAACGCGCTAAACGCGGGGTCTTTAAAAAATTGCGGATTGTTTTTTAACATTGGCCGCAAATAGTCGCGTATGTAATGCCAAGTGTCGGATTTTTTGGTGTCGGCGGCATTACCAGTAGATAAAATCCCGTTGTGCATTAACCATAAATCAACGCCATGATCGGCGCGATTTAATACTTCGTAAGGATGACAGTTATCTAAATCAATCTCGCCATGAGTTCTCATTCTTAAATGAAACGCGCAATTTTTCCCCGCGATATGTGAGTGATAAAAATCAATAAATGCTTTTTCGTTTTTCGGCAGTATTTTTTCAATCACTAGCGAATCGTTTTCGGAATACATAACGCCCACTCCATCGGAATTGTAATCATAAAAATCGGCTAGCCATTTATCGTTGATAACTGGTGAAGTGCTGGATTGTGTAATTAATAGACACATAGTTTTATTTCCTTTTAAGTTGATTAAAAAATTAAGCGGCGGCGAGCATATGCTCGCTGGAATCGATACGCGGGTTTTTGCGAACTAAAGCAAGGGCGGGAATGTTAAAACCTTTAGCCGCTAAATACTCGCGTAAAAATTTCGTAGTGTTGCGATTTTCGGGGCGCGAAATAAACTCGATAAAATTTTGCGTTTTCAATTCCTCGATACTTGCATCGCGTGTAAAAAACCATGTCGCGTAAGTAAACTCTAAACACGCCATGATCGTTTGATAACGTAAAGACCCCTTAAACAAGCGAAATTCTATCGTGTTGGGATTGTGAAAATTTAACGCTTCGTATCTATCGGAATTAATTGACTGAAGGGCATCGGGGCGATTGCGGCGTGAGTGGGCGTGTTTTAACCAATCCTTTTCGCCCTTCTTATCCTTAATCTTCGCGTAATTACTGGCGCGGCGGCGGGCTAGTGCAAAAACTAAATTTTCGTTGTTGGAATCGTTAATAAAGAAAACCATTTTCGCCGCGTGTAAAACACTCATGTCCGATTTACATATATGGACATGCAATCCGCAATTTTCGGAATCGTGGCTAGTTGCGCCACGCAATTTATTCTGTTCAAAAAATTGAAGTTGCTTTTTGTGCACATCTAGCCCCGTGTATCCGGTAATCATTTCAAACCCGCGCCCTATCGAGGAATCATCTTCGAGGGCGATATATCTCTCGCCCTTGATATATCCGATGGCATCCATTAATTGTTGGGCGCGATCATGGCGTGAAGTGTCTTCATTAATAGAAATTTCCAGTTCTAATCCTAGATAAATTGGTTTTTTATGGAAATCAAAAGATGACGGGATATGACCTACTTTTTCCAGTTCCTTACATGAGTGATAACCGCCGATTAACGCGTCTCTATCTTCGCTGTCATCGTCTTCGGAATAATCGCTGTCATCGTGGCGAACATACATGTCGGTTGATTCATGCCAGTAGTAATCATCAACACAATTTCGGCATACATAATCATCGTCATAAACGAATGTCGCTTCATCTTGCCATTCGATTACGCCGCAATCGCGACAATGGCGAATTTCACCAATATCAAGGTTTTCGAATGTATCAATCCAACTGAATCTATTTCGAACTGAACTAGATGACTCATTAATTACGTTTAATAAATCTTCGGCGGCGCTATACGTTTTATCTCCCATATAGTTTTTAATCGCTTCGGTAATTTTAGCAAGTTGTTGGGATTCGATAACCCACGAACTAGGAATAAAAGTATTAAATCGATTACGCCGCGAATAGTTATTACTAAAGCCGCGAACATTGTCTTTTATTACTTCGCGAACTTGCATTAAAAATCTACTCCTATCGGCTAATTCAAGCCGCGAAAAATCGGCTTTCAGTTCTAAAAAACGGGCATGTAATTTAATGCCGCCATGATATGAATTGCGATATGTATTCATGGTTTTATTTCCTTTATATGTAAGTTAAATAAACACTAAAAAAAATAATTCTTTTTCTAGCCCCTCGAATATAGCGCGAAAAATGTCCAATAGCTCATGGCTTGAGCTAGGGTTTACCTTAATAGGTTTAAAAACTCCCCGCTAGCCCTTTATTTATATGGAATAGGCGAGATCGCGGCGGGTTAATACTCTCGCCCCATTTTCCTATTTAAACTCAATAGCGGGCGTTTTAAGGGCATTAGCGGGCATTGTGGTAATGGGGGCGCGTTGTAACGGGTAATCGATGACAAGGGGGGCGAGAGCCCCCGCGCCCCTCGCGCCCGCTTCCCCTTATTGCCCCTTCCCCTTATTGCCGCGCCCACTCCCCGCGCCCCTTCCCCTTATTGCCTGATTGCCGCGCCCGCTTATGTTGCACTGCACCATATAGGCTCGCTGGCTATATGAGAATGAGAATCATTCGCATTATTGCACTGCAACAATAAGGGGGTTTTCCCTAATAGGGTATACCCCTAATAAAGGTACCCCCACCCCCCTACCCCGGGGGGCCCCACAAAACTCAAGTTTTTATATTTTTCGCCGCCTTAAAAGTCGACTTCTTAAATTTTTTTTTTGAAAATTGGTATACCCTGTCAAATTCATTGAGAATCATTCTCATTGGCGTTATACAAAACAACGACTTACAGACGCAAAGACAGGGTAGACAGGGTATCCACCCTTTAAACGTATTTTTTTTATTATTTTTAAAAAAGAAATAGATTTATCTGGAGTAAAGTCGTTTAGACCCTGGATACCCTGGATACCCCGGCGCGACGAAGGAATATTTGCACAATGTGGGACGCAAATGTGATATACTTTGCATTAGTACATATATGAATGATTACGCTTACCAAATCCAAGGAGCATTGGAAAATGCAGACGGCAACCTCACAGGCTTGCGGGTACTGGTGTGCAATGTCAACAACCTCGAAGCAGTAGACGTTCCAATTAAAATTTTAGATACTGGCACGATTGCCTACTTAAAGTTTAGGCTTTCTCTTAGCGAAAAGCTTCTTATCCAAAAACTACCAATTCGAATCCAAAACCGCATTCGATCTCCGTTAGGGAGATGGCTGGACAAATGGGTCCTTATAAATTTTTATGGCGATACTCTCGAACGAAAAAGTATTAACCCTTGATTATTGGAAGAGAGCCAGCCATTTACAGGTTGGTGATTATGTTTTTAACAAAGACGGAAAGCTAGTTAAGGTCAAGTTGGTACAAGAGTACCGCAGTGAAGACTGCTATGAGGTGATGTTTGACGACTACCTTACAGTAAGCGGAGACAAACACCTAGCGTTTGCGTTAGAAACCCCTAAGTACCGCAAAAGAATCCATGAATACAAGGGCATACAGCGGTTTAGACGCCCCTTGGCCCGTATGTACGCCGATGATTTACTGGAACGTGGCCTCAAAGACGCACGGTCGCGCCATCTTTACTCCCTACCAACCACCAAACCGTTAGAATTTCCAGCGCAAGACCTGCCAGTGCCGCCGTTTCTGTTTGGTTTTTGGTTTTTTAACCGCCGAGCCAACAAAGCCATGGCTGCCCCACGAGGAAAAGCCACAGAGATACACCAGAAGTTCAAGGATCACGGGTATAAAATCGTATTGGGCGCCAAAGTTCCCACCGGAGAGCAGGAGTTTAGGGTTTCCCCCAGCATAGAATCACAACTTGCGCCCCACATACCCACAAAAATCCCAAACAATTACCTTTTAGCCTCGCCAACACAGCGTCTCGAGTTGCTTCAAGGCATTATGCATGCAAAATCCCGCCAGTACAGCCCTACTCGCGATATATTCCGTTTTGCCGCGTTCAATTACCCCACAATCACAATGCTTCAGGGTTTAGTAGAGTCGCTGGGCTGCAGAACAAACACAAAACATGACGAGTATTACAACAACTACACGTTATTTTTTAAAACGCACCACCGTCTTGTAGAAAACCAAGTCTCGCCGCCTGTAAAGGTGCACCATGCGAGAAGGTTCATCACCAGCATCACGCCGATTGCGGCGCAGCTGTGTGTTCACATTGAGACTGAGGATGCAGACAACACTATTCTCGTAGGAGAAGGATTTATTCAAACATGTTAACACCAAAGCAAGAGCTAACTTTAAAAAAGTTTGCAGAAACTCACAAACACTGGCCCAAGCAACAGCTAGAAGCTGCCATATGGAGAGTTAAGTGGGCGCTGCAAGCCTTGCCACATCAACAGGAGCCAGCGGATGGCGAATACGATACGTTTCTTATGTTGGCTGGTCGAGGATCGGGCAAAACGCATACGGCTAGCCATTGGATTGGTATTCGTGCTTGGATGTACAGTAACACTCGTTGGTTGGTCACAGCTCCTACCTCAAACGACATCCGTGCTACCTGCTTCGAAGGAGATTCGGGACTTCTTAATATCATTCCCAAATCGATTATTCGTGATTACAACAAGTCCCTCTTCGAAATCACCCTTACAAATGGATCTCTTATACAGGGTATCCCCGGCTCCGAACCAGAACGTTATCGTGGTAAACAGTACCACGGGGCATGGTTCGACGAGCTGTGCGCTTTCGACTACATCGATGATGCGTACGATGGTGTTCAGTTCACCTTGCGTCTTAGAGACCCTCGAATCCCAAGGGTCCAGCAAATCATCACAACCACCCCCAAACCAAAAGAACTTATCGTTGATCTTAACGAAGGAAAAGTAGGTGGTGATGTATACGTAGCAAACGCATCATCGTATGACAACAGGGCTAACCTATCTGAAACGTTCTTCAAACAACTTGAGACTTACGACGGCACAGATATTGGCCGTCAAGAGATCTATGGTGAAATCCTCGATCCAGAGGACGCAGGCATCATTAAGCGCAAACAGTTCCGTATGTGGCCAGCCAACAAGCCAACCCCAGACCTGGAGTATGTCATTGCGTCGTATGATCCAGCGACTTCTGAAAAGACAATGAACGACCCAACCGCCTGCACCATCTGGGGTGTGTTTGAGCAACAAGACGCTGGCACCGCAATTATCTTGTTAGACGCATGGGATGCACACTTAGCCTACCCAGAGTTACGCCGCAAAGTAATCGATGATTTTAAAGAAGTGGTGTACGGAGCGGACAATGACTTTGGTAAAGGCCGTAAAGCTGATCTAATACTCATGGAAGACAAGTCCGCTGGTATTTCCCTAATCCAAGAACTGCAAGGCGCTGGCGTACCTGTACGAGGCTACAATCCCGGACGTGCCGATAAAGTGCAACGATTGAACATCGTCGCGCCCCTCGTAGCCAAAGGTAAAGTATGGATTCCAGAAGACATAAAAATCCGCGGCGACTACGCAGATTGGGCTAAACGATTCTTACGTCAGGTGTGCTCGTTCCCAGAAGCTGGTGGCCATGATGACTACGTAGACTCATTATCTCAAGCATTGCGTGTCCTGCGCGATTCTGGCTGGATCCAGCTTGATTATCTGCCAGCAAGGGATTATGATTACTCAGATGACATTGCCAAACGTAAATTTGTCAATCCATACTCCCAATAGGGCGGAATACCCCGTTTTGTTGCATTAGTATAAATAGGAACAATCAACTCCCCTCAAATGGATATTCTAAAGACCCCCCACCAAAAATTGCTAGAAGAATCAGGTGCTATGCCCTTTTCTGAAGGTTATTTAAAAACCCCCAGACAAATGTTGTTTGAGGAAGCCGGTGCGCTTCCAAAGCTAGCAGAAGGTGGAGAAATTTTTAATAAAAATCCAGCTGACATGCGCGCAGAAATTATGGCGCAAGATTTAGTGCAGCCACAAGAACAACCCGAAATAAAGCTTGAGAACCAAGAATTATTTAACACGCTTAAAGAAATCCTCAATAACCCAGGCCAATTGCCAAAATCTAAATTTGACCAAAAGACTGCGCAGTTAATTGAAAATCTTTTTGGACCTAATATTTTTGCAGTAGCTGAAATTACAGAATAACCTATGGCAAACCCACAACTACCAATTCAAACCGGTTCAAACTTGCCGGGTTTAGAACGAGAAGAAGATATTGAAAATGCAGCTCAGCAAGATGCTGAAATGGATTATTACGAAGAAGCTTTAGGTTTAGATTCTGCTGATGTTGAGCAAGAAGTTATTGAATTGGAAGATGGTTCTGTAGTAGTTAATTTTCAACCAAAAGAATCCCCGCTTAAAAACCCAGAGTTTTATGCAAACTTAGCAGAACAATTAGATGCTGATATTTTGCAAGCATTGGCTAGCGAATATTTAGATTACATTGACGTTGATAAAGAGTCACGTAAGCAACGTGATAAACAATACGAAGAAGGACTGCGCCGCACCGGCTTAGGCAAAGACGCGCCCGGTGGTGCCACGTTTGATGGTGCGTCCAAAGTTGTTCACCCAGTAATGGCAGAGGCTTGTGTAGATTTTGCAGCATCATCCTCAAAAGAATTATTGCCACCAGACGGAATTGTTAAGTCTAACATTAAAGGCAACGCAGACCGCATTAAAGAAGAAACTGCAGATCGTAAAGTAACATTTATGAACTGGCAGTTGACAGAGCAAATTCCTGAATTCCGCGATGAGATGGAGCAACTGCTCACTCAATTACCATTGGGAGGTTCTCAGTTTCTTAAATGGCGTTGGGACGGCGAACAAAAGCGCCCTACTTGCGAATGGGTTGCAATTGACAACATCATTCTTCCATATGCATCGACAAACTTTTACACATCTCCCCGTGTAACTGAAGTACAAGACATTACAGAAGACATTTTCTTG